TACGTTTAGTAGTAGTGTGACGGCAACAGAATTATTTTTGTCTACATCAAATGGTAATGTTGGTAATATAAATTCTACTAATGCTAATGGTGGTTATTTAACTTGGCAGACAAGTGGAACAACAATAGCTGACATAGGTACTGCTCAACAAATATTTGGAGCTGGCGGTAATGATACATTTGGTATAAATGCAAGAGGTGTAAGGTCATTAGTTTTTGGTACTAATAATACTTCAAGATTAACTATAGCCTCCACAGGTGCAGCCACGTTTAGTAGTACAATAAAAACGGCAGCACCAACAGGCGGTACTGCTCAGCCTTGGAAATTAGGAAGTGTAATAACCGATAGTTGTGGAGTACCTACAACATTCGCTGAATTTGCAAATACGTTAACAGATAAATTTATAGAAGTTGAAATTAATGGTGTGTTTTATCATATACCAGTAAGAATACCAGGATGGTGTTAATAAAAATAAAAAACAAATACAATGGCAAAACAAATCGAACCCGTATCAATATGGGTAAATGGAGAAAGCAAAGTAGCAGAGTACTTTCAAGTTATCGGCATTAACGACAACTACGAATCGGCAGCTACGAACTACTGGACTTTATTTACTAAGGTCGTAACAGAAGGTGTAGAATCACAAGGTGAGCAGATTGCTCAAGGCAATCTAATTATAAATGGCGAGGATTATGTTAACTGGGGTGACCAACCCGCAATGGCTATCAACGAGTGGATTTATAATTGGAGTGCAGAGCAGCTTAATTTGACTATTATTTAGTATTTTTACCAAAATTATAACTATGACACTTGTTGAAAAAAAAGCAGCTGCTTATGATTGTTTAGCTCAGATTGAGTATCTACAGAAACAATTACAAGAAATTAATCAATCTATTGCAGAAGAATTAAAGAACGATAAAGAGGGCGAGTAACCCTCTTTATTTTTAAATGAAACAAAAGTCGATTTTTTACCACTTGAAATAATGGAAGAACTCGGTTTTATTCTCGATCGTCTTGACGCAATGGATAAAAAATATGATGAAAAACTCGATAAGATACTCGTTCAAACTACTAAAACAAACGGAAGAGTGGATAATTTCGAGAGCTGGAAGCGTAGTGTCCAAAAAATTATCTTTTGGATCATGGGTTTAGGAGCCTCAGTATTTTTGATTTATTTACAAAATAAAGTATAAATTATGAAATCATTTTTGAAGAACTTCAAAACAAGTCTTTTCGGCGCAGTAGCTGGCCTACCATTGATAGTTGAAGGCGTAGTATCAAAAGACTGGGGAAAGATTGCTACAGGCTTAGGAACGCTTTTAATCGGTCTTTTTGCAAAAGATTCTAATGTTGAATAAGATTATATCTACTCTTCGTAGAATAAGTGATATATATATTGAATATCTATTCAAAAGATGAAAGACCAAAAAACGTTAGATCGAATAAAATTACTTCATCCCAAACTAAGGGATGAAGCTTTTGATCTTTATGACGATATATGCGAAGCTCTTCAAGGTCGCGCAATGTGTAGATTCTCGCATACGTTACGTACGTTCGCTGAGCAGAACGTTTTATATGCTCAAGGTAGAACAACTCCTGGCTCGAAAGTAACAAACGCAAAAGGTGGGTCTTCTTACCATAACTACGGCCTTGCGATCGATATAGTTTTAATCGTCGACGGCAAAACCGCGTCTTGGGACATGAAGTCAGATTTCGATAAGGACGGCAAATCTGACTGGCTCGAAGTAGTTACGATCTTTAAAACGTATGGCTGGGAATGGGGCGGCGATTGGAAATTCTTTGACGGCCCTCATTTTCAAAAGACATTCGGCAAGTCAACACGTGAGCTTTTAACTCTTCACGCAAACGGCAAAGTAGACGATCATGGTTTTGTAAGAATCTAAACTTCGATCAAATCGTATCTATAAACTTCAAGGTTTTCAAAGTTTTTTAGTAGATGTCTCTCGACATCGTCTAAGTCTTTTTTCACGTAGTATACAGCTTCTTTTATTGATGTTACGAACTTAGTCTCATAACTACCCATGAAGCTGTAATAACAAAAATACTTAACTTGTTTATTTTGCATTGTCGTTTTAATTGCGTAACACTTCATACTATTTTAGTTTTATCTTGATTAGCTCCTTTATCGTTAAATTTCGCGTATTCGTAGACAGGGTAAAGCTCATTGAACTTTTGCTTATTAACCCATTTACCGTTCACATTAAAAACCATCTCGCCGTTTACTATCTTCGCATGAGTGTATCTTCTTTCTGAGTTTCTTTTTATGTATTCGCTTAGTGAACTTGTTTTCATTTATTATAAGTATGATTGTAATAATACTCTGAATTGATTATCTCGCCTTGAACATCGCCGATATCAAAGGCCATCTCGATCTGGACTCTTTCCTTAATGATAGCCTTTAAAAGAATATCCTTAAGATGCATCATTTTATTGTCTTCGATAATCTTATTGAGATTTAATTCTCTGATCAAAAAATTAACTGCGGTTTCTTGTTTCATTTTGCTAAGGTTATTTTATATGATGTTGTACTTGTTTTTGATGGGCCGATTGATGCTTCTCCGTTTTCGTCTACGAGTTGACTACCGGCTGGTATCTTTTTTAAAATATCCTCTCTAAACTTCAAAGCTATCGAAGTCATTTCGTTATCTTGTTTTAGCTTTTGCCATACAAGGTCTTGAGAGTAGTCGTATTTTATGCCTGTTTCTGCGATCTCGATCCTTGTTTCAAAAATGCTTGTCCTTCCAGTAGGGTATTTCCTAAGCTCTTCAATAGTATAATTATTGAGCTTCTCCCTTGCATCCTTTACAAATTCTTCTAATACTTTGAGTTGAAGAGCGACATCGATAGGGTTGATTTCTCCACTATCAATCTGATCGATAAGCATATCAGTCGCAATTTTAATATCTGATTTCGTAGGCTTTAAGTCTTGTAATTTTAATTTCATTTTTTTAGTCTTTTAAAAAACCAAATGGTTTCATTAGCAATATAAAAACAAATAAAGATAGGTACTGCAATAGTAAAGAAGTACATCAATTCAATAATCAATTTTAAGCTTTTCATAGGAATCGATTTTCGTAGTACTGCTCTGCCATTTCTTGATTATCTTCTCTATACTCGATGCTATCACGCCCGTTTGCGTAGGCATCGATTATCTGCTCTCTTTCCTGTTCAAGCAATGATTTCAAAGTATCGTAATTGAACTCATTCAAGACGATAGTGTTTTCGTTAAAGCCAATGATTGACTCAAAAAATTTGTGCAAGGTCGTTTTCATTTGGTAAAATTTTTGATTTAATTAATCCTTTGTTTCTAAATTGTTCGAGCGTTTTTTGAAGTATGTGAACTGCTTCACCACTATAGATCATGGCATCGATTAGCTCGCCAATAAGCGTATGACGTTCGATTGTGTTAAGTTCGCCCCATTTAGGCATTTGCATTTCGGACATAATGATTGATTTTTGATTGTGATTGTATATAAAGATTTACAGAGTCTACATTTTATCCAGATCATAGATTGATATTTTCAATGTGTTCGCGATAAGAGTTTTGAAAAGGACTTGTTAACTGTCCTTCAATGAGAGCTAAGCCATACATTACCGTGGTATGATTAGAGATGCCAGGTCGAAGAATGCGAGCTATCTCACATAAGTTTTGGTCTGCGTGCTTTTTCAAGCAATAAGCCATCACGTATCTTTTAATTACAAGCTCTCTTGAGCGTGATTTCTTTGTTAGATCTTCCATTGTTATATTAAAATAATTAAGAACAATTTCGATCACTTGGATCTTCGTTTGTATTCTCCGGTTGTAGATCGGCTTTTCTTTCAAGCCAGGTATAATCCATGCATTCATTATTTGATGTTTCTTTGATAAAATTGCCATATTTATTTTGTTGCCATTTTTCGTAAGGTGTTATCGGCACCACTGATCCTGAAGTTGACCTACGATGTAAAGTAGTGAAATGATTAGCATCCATGTTAAAATTGTTTTAGGTTTCATTGTTATCGATTTATTTTAAAGCATTCGTTACATACTATTAATTCTGTGCCATCCGCGAAAACGAGCTTGTAAGATTCGCCACATTCGCACTTGCAAGATGATGATTGCACTGGCGCTGTGATTAATTCTGTTTGATGTGTAGTTATATATTCCATTTGATTATTTGTAGTTGTTAGGATGCTGCACCCCTTTATGATTAATTTTTTACTATTTCTGATATAAATAGATTGTCTTTGTTTACACCTTCGTTTCCATTTTTATACCAAAAAGACTGAGCAGATTGAATTGATTTTAAAGAACTACTAAAAATTCCAACCTCAACTAAACAATAGCTATAATCTCTTTTAGATTGCTTTGTAAAAACACGGCCATCAATTAAATAACTAAAAGTACCATTTTCGTTTTTGATTTGTTCTACTTTGTAATTTTTCATTTTGTTTAGTTTTAAGTGGTTTGAGATTCAAATATACTACCTTTTACAATACAAAAATCATTTTAAGAAATATTTTTTAAATTATTTTTTATATTGAAAAAACCCTATATTTGCACAAACAAACAAAATACACTCATTATGGAAAGATTAAAACCAGGGCGCAAGAAGATGCCCGAAAACGAAAAAAGTAAGATGGTAAGCGCTTACCTTAAAGATCATGAAAAGAAAGCAATCGTCAAGAAATACGGCAGCCTCACAAAAGCTGTGCGTGAATTAATAATCCCAAAAATCTAAAACAAAATGAATCAGATCGTAAAAAGCGCAGCCGATGCGCTAACAATCGGCGAAACGTTCTACAAGTCAGGTATGTTTGTAGACATTAAAAGCGCACAGCAAGCAGTCGTAAAGATCATGGCCGGAGCCGAGATGGGTATTTCGCCCTTTGCCGCAATGTCTGGAATCCACATCATTCAAGGCAAGCCTACAATCGGGGCCGGACTTATGGCTGCGCGTGTTAAAGGATTCGGTAAATACGATTACAAAGTAATCGAGCATAACGAAAAGATATGTCAAATTGAATACTTTCAAAATAAAGAATCGATAGGCGTATCCACTTTCACGATAGAAGACGCTAAGAAAGCCGGTACTAAAAACCTCGACAAGTTCCCAAAGAATATGCTCTTTGCTCGTGCAATGTCAAACGGCGTTAAATGGTATACACCTGACATCTACGAAGCGCCTGTTTACGTTCCCGAAGAAATGGAGCAAGTAACCGAAGAAGCTCAAGCTATTGAAGTACCTCGCAAAAAGGTATTAACGCCTGAACAATTCGAGAAGCTTTGCATAGGCATTGAAGCAAAGCAAATGGCTACAGGAACGGATCTTACGCTATACGAGTGGGCTATTGAAAACGTAGAACTTAACGATGGTCAACGCTTACAATTAGACGTATATAATAAAACTGAAAATCTAAACTTTTAAAAATGAATATACTTACAACATTAGAAATAATAGCTAAAATTGAGAAAGATTTACAAGACCTTAAAAATAGTATAAGTAAAATTGATACTAAAGTTAAAAGCGGTACTAAAGAATGGCATTTTAATTTTAGAGATAATACAAAAAGTTTAATAAATGAAATGATAAGATATTATGGTTATGACGTAAAAATAAAAAGGAATGATAAATATGTAAAAAATAAAATATGGGAGTATAGGGTTACTGATCTTGCTAATATTTTAAAAACTTTACAAAGTCGTAATTTTTGTAAACTCGTTTATAAAAATACGGATTATGGGCGTATAGATTATTTTACATTTATAAACCCAACCGAACAATAAACTTTTAACCATACCGGCACTGGTCAACCGGCAATCATTATGAGTACACTTTACAACGGTTCGATCTGCGTATCGGACATTCCAAAGGACAAGTTAACGCAAGCAAAGAACGGAAAGCTTTATCTAAGTCTCGATCTTTGGATCAATGACGAAAAGGATCAATACGGGAACATAGGCTCCGTATCGGTTCGTCAAACAAAAGAACAAAGAGAAGCTAAGGAAAAGAAAACCTACATCGGTAACTTCAAACCTTTAGAGAAGCAAGCGCCTGAAGCACCTTCTCAGGAAGCGTTTGACGATCTACCATTCTAAAACATTATGAGTCGATTGAAATATATCGGCTCATTTTTAAAAAACTCACATTATGAAAAATTTTGACTTTAACACTATTGAAAATTTCGATGAACATATTGAAAAAAGTATACCTAATTATGATTTACTTATAAGTGCTATACAAAGCATAAGTGAATACTTTTTTATAAAAGATGCGAATGTTTATGATCTTGGATGTTCTACTGGTAAACTACTAAAATCGATAAAAACAGAATGCAAGAAAATAGGTTATGATTATTCAAATTTATTGCCATTATCTACAAATACTGAGCATTTCGAAAACGTAAATCTAAACGAATATTTTGATTTGAATAATTCTTGCTTAGTATATTCGATATTTACAATGCAGTTTTTGAACCCAGATAAAAGATTTAATTATATTAGAAATATTTATGATGGTTTAAACGAAGGCGGCGCTTTAATAATTTGCGAAAAGATATATCAAAATGAAGGTAAGTTTCAAGATATACTTAGCTTTTCTCATTATGATTATAAGCTTAATAGTTTTAGCTCAAATGAAATATTAAGCAAAGAAAAGGATCTTAGATATATTATGAAGCCTTATAACGAATACGATCTTAACAATATAATAGAGAAGTCAGGCTTTTCAACATTTACAACTTTTTGGCAAATGTTTAATTTCAAAGCAATAATTGCAATAAAATAAATTTATGAAAAGATTTATATACGATCTCGATTATGTAAAACAAAGAGAATCTTTAAAATTATTTAATGTCGTTTCAATGTTCGCAGGTGGTGGTGGTAGTTCAACAGGCTATCGATTAGCAGGTGGAAACATATTAGCAATCAATGAATTTATACCTGCCGCGCAACTTGCATACTCTAAGAATTACCCATCAACATATATCTTTAAAGAAGATATAAGAAAGATTAATGGCGATATGATTTTAAAACAAATAGGGTTAAATAAAGGAGAGCTTGATATTTTAGATGGCTCGCCTCCTTGCTCAAGTTTTTCAATGGCCGGTGTGCGTGAAAAAGGATGGGGCATAGAAAAAAAATACTCAGACTCTTCGCAACGCACTGACGATCTATTTTTTGAGTTCGCGCGTATTTTGAAAGACGTACAACCTAAAGTATTTATTTGCGAAAATGTAAAAGGTATTACAATGGGCGCAGCAAATAATTTATTAGGATCTTCACAAATAAATATGTTTGATGATGAACCAGATACTATATTCAAAGCATTATCAGACGCAGGATATAAAGTAAGATTCAAAGTTCTAAATGCTAAGGATTTCGGCGTACCTCAATCTCGAGAGCGAACTATCTTTATTGGTGTTCGAAATGATTTTGATATACCTATAACATATCCAATAAATAAAAGCGATTACAATTATGTAAGTGTTGAAGATGCAGTAAATGATTTAGTACATAATGTTAATGAAATAAAAGAAGCTACACATAGCGAAGGCAAAGTAAAAGAATATGTAAAACTATTAAAAGAAGGTGAATCTGGTGATAAATACGCACCGAGTGGATATCATGGTTTAGTAAGAATATATAGCAATAAAGTTTCACCCACAGTATGCGCAAGGCAAGGAAATAAAGGTGCGTGTTTATTACATTGGAAAGAAGATAGAGAATTAACAATTAAAGAATTAATTAGAATATCATCATTTCCTGACGATTATTACTTAGGTGAAAAGTATACACATAAAACAGAGCGACTCGGTAGAGCAGTACCGCCATTGATGATGAAAGGAATAGCAGAACACGTCTATAATACTATATTAAAAAAAATCAATAATGACGTTTAAAGATCGCTATCAAATAGCTCACGAAGAATGGTTTAAAATAAAATATCCTCACGCTTACAAAGATGGTTTCTACTTAGAGCCTAAACTTCCTAAAGTAAACGAATCAAACGGCTTAACTACTTTTATTTGTAATTACCTTTCTTGGAAAGATCATCGAGCTACGCGTATAAACGTCTCAGGTCGTTTAGTTGAAGGCAAAGAAAAACAAGCATCAGGCATTACGCTAGGTGTTAAGAAGTGGATCAAATCTTCAACACGTAAAGGCACGGCAGATATTTCCGCTACAATCAAAGGGCGCTCTGTAATGATAGAAATAAAAGTAGGTAAAGACAAACCTCGCGAAGATCAATTACTTGAGCAAGCGCGAGAGCGTAAAGCTGGCGGCGTGTACGAATTTATAAAAACACCTGACGAGTTCTTTGCGCTTTATGATTTAGTGCTATCTTTATAACCCTAAAACCCACATCAATGGACATCAAAATATTTAACGACATCTTCAATATGGGGTTAACTCCTATTCCTATCAAGTGGAATATTGAAACAAAAGACGCTCAAATATACCCCGAGCATAAGACTGATATTCGTAACGGCTCAGATCGCCCCGACTTAGACGACATAACTCGATGGTTTAATAAGATCCAAGACGCTAACGGGATGGCTCTCAAGCTATACCCTCCTTACTTTATGTTTGATTTTGATCTCAAAAACGATAAACGCAAAAACATATTTGAAGACTTCTTACAAATGGTGCGCTCAATAAACGAGGATGTACTTCGTAAAGTATGCATAGAGTCTACACGATCAAACGGGTTTCACGTTTACGCTAAGTACAAGAACATTAACACGAAGAAGATGCTTGCTCTAAGTGAAGACGGGCGTGAAGTGATTGCGATCTACACCGGAGGCTTGTTATCGTTCTGCGCCCCGACGCCAGGCTATGAGTTTATCCATAACGAGTTCGGCGATATCGAAGAGCTTACTCACGATGAATTTGATATGCTTTGCTCGATTGCTTACTACTTCAATGCTTATACTAAGAACGATCATTTAACTAACGAGGCAAAGCTTATCGAGTATCCTTTCGAATACGAATCAACTGCGTTGAAGTTCGATAACGAATGCACTGACAAAATATTTATACAGCTATTAAACTCTATTGATCTCTTTGAAGTTCAAGATAAGCGATTGTTCACTCGTAAGAAGTTCACGCCATATCTACGTAAAGGATCAAACGCTACTTACTCGGCGAAGGCTTACTTTACAAGTAAGAAGCTTTTAATAATGTCCGCTTCGTTTATGGATTTTCCTAACTTCCATACCAAGATTAACGAAGACGATACTTCGTGGATCTTAACGCCTACAAGAATAATATACTACAAATCAAAGAGAGACTGGCGCTCTACGATCGACACTATAGAAATGATCTGCGCCGATAACGATATCGACATATCACAAAAAATTGATATAACTAACGTACAAGTAAACGATCGAGGCGCTTTCCCGTACGATGTATTCCCTGAGGCAATTCAGTCTTTTATTCGCGCCCAACGCATACAACACGAATACCTTGCTGGGGCCGTACTCGCTGCCCTTTCAACTTCAATAGGTAATTCGTGCGTTTTAGAAGCGATGGATGGCTATATTATCAAGCCTATACTTTACATGGCGATAGTAGCACCGCCTGGTGCTTCGAAGACTCCAGCGCTATCAAAAGCGTTCAAACCTCTCGAGGATTACGACAATGCCCTTTATAAGCAATACGAGGCTCATTTAAAGGACTTTAACGATAAGTTGAATGAATACGATAAGAGTAAGAAAAAAGGCGAAGAAAAGCCTGAGAAGCCCTCATTCCCTCAAACGATCATAAAAGACTCAACTATCGAGATGGTAGTTAAGATTTTATCCTTTAACAAAGGAGGCTGCGCATTAGTAGCCGACGAGCTTATAGGCTTTTTAAATCGTATGAATCAATACAAAGCTGGCGATGAAGTTCAAAAGTGGCTATCGATGTGGTCGGGCGATTCAATCTTGCTACAACGTATCACGCGAGACGAAAACAAAGTCGAAGAGCCATTCTGTACAATCATAGGAGGAATTCAACCTGGGGTGCTTGAATCCCTTAGCAAAGACGATAACGCACATAATGGTTTCTACCATCGTTTTTTATTCGTCTACCCCGAGCCACAACATAAATCGTCTTGGGAGCAGATCACAGTCGCTAAGCACTTGAGCGATAACTTTAAGCAAATATTCTTTGATCTCATACACTTACGCAAAGAAGATAAAGCTACCTATTATCTATCACATGAAGCTAATTTGTTATATAAGCAATGGTTTGACAATAAAAACACAAAGTACAACAACGCACAAAGCGATCACATTAAAGGTATTATAGCCAAATATCAAGACTACTGCCTTCGCTTTGCTCTAATAATTCAAGTATGCGAAGACGTAAACGAAAGAACTTACGAGATAAGAACGGCTTCCATCGAGCGAGCCATTAGATTAACTGAGTATTTTCTCTCGAATATGCACAAGGCTTTGAAGCTCTTGAATCCTGATAACCCAGTCGAGCAACTAATCGGTGTAAACGAAAAGCTCTATAAGTTGCTACCTACTCATTTTACGACAAAAACAATAGTTACAATAGCAAGTACCTTAAATATCAAAGAATCGTCTGCAAAGGTGTTTTTGAAGCGAAACATCGGCAAACTCTTCGAAAAACTCGAAAGAAACACCTATGAAAAGACATATTAGTTACAAAGTTACAAGAAAGTTACATACCCTTGTAACTTTACTTTGTAGTATGGGCGTGGGTTTCAAGTCAAAGTTACAAAGTTACAAGAATTACTATAGATATATAAAATACTTATATTATATATATATTATATATGTATATAGAAATACAGATACACACCTCAAAAAACGTGTAACTTTGTAACTTTCGTCTGTAACCCTTACTAGTATTGGATTACAAAGTTACAAAGGCTGTAACTTTGATGTAACTATTGTAACTTTCAAATAAATTAGTTTAATTTTACAAAGTGAACGCAAAGCAAATAATAGCAGATCTTTACATTTCTCAAGACTTGAGAACTTGCTTGGCGCGTATTCGCCCCATTGATATTCAAGAAGAAGTGCTACAGCATACTTTTATGGAACTTCTTAGCAAACCTGAAAGCGAAATCATCGATCTACACCTTAGAAACAAATTAACTGCATACGTGGCTAAGATGCTCTTCAATATGGTTCGTTGGGAGCGTAGTACGTTTAGCAAGTTAAAGGCGAAAGAAACCACCTTAGAATCGCTTCCAGACGTATTGCAAGACTTTGATGTTGACGTAATTGTTGTACCTTTGGAAAAAATTCATTGGTATGAAGCAAAAATATTAGAACTTTACGCCGAACATAAAACGTATCGTAAAGTATCGGAGATCACAGGCATACCCCATATATCGATATTTCATACAATTAAAAACGCAAGAAGAAACATAAAAAAACATATAGAACTATGACAAATTTAAACTATCTCTACGATCGAGTTAAACTCGGAATCGACGCACACGCATCTGATCTTGAAATTGAACAACTAATTAGTGAAGCAAATCTTATTAATCCAGAATTACCATGGGCAGTTAAAGGATGTCAGTCATGCGTAAATGAATTAGTCCGCTACGTATTCGAAAATCAAAAACCGATAGAAAATGCCAACAAAAAAGGAAAAAGGTAAATACATAGAAAACTCAGATATTCTATGGGAACTCTTTGAAAACTATGTTTTGCATGAGAGAAATAATCCTATGTACAAAGTCGAATACGTAGGTAAAGATGGTCGTATCGAAAATACTCCATTAGAGACTCCTATCACTTTTGAAGGCTTTGAATGTTACCTTGCTGACAAGAATATTATCAATAGTCTAGGTGATTATGTATCAAATAAAGGAGGATCTTACGACGAATATTCTACTATCATAACGCGTATACAGAAAAATTGCTTTGTTCATAACTTCAAAGGAGCATCTGTTGGATTGTTTAATCCTAATATAATCGCTAAGAAATTAGGCTTAGTAGAAAAAATTCAAAACGATGTCAAGGTCGAGCAAGGTTTATTCCCTGACGTAACCCCCGAGTAAATGAAAACGTATAAAGAAATACTATATTTGATATTAATCTATTTAGTATTATTTTTTAGTACCTGGTTTTTGTTTTCTAATTTGATGTCAAAATATTCTTAATGCCATTCATACGCACTACTGCCATCAACAAAATCTTAAAGCTTCGCAAATTTGTGCGAGGCGTTCAAGGTGGCACCAGTGCCGGTAAGACGTACGCAATCCTCCCGATACTTATTGACATCGCAGCAAAGTCTGCGTTTAGCGAGATATCGGTAGTAGCGGAATCAATCCCACACCTTAAACGTGGGGCAATGAAGGACTTCAAAAAGATCATGTATGAAACAGGGCGGTGGTTTGAAGATCGATGGAATGCCACGGATTTTAAATACACCTTTGGCAATGGATCACAAATAGAGTTCTTCTCGGCCGATAACGACGCAAAGCTTCGAGGCGCTCGCCGTGATTGGCTTTACATGAACGAAGCAAACAATATGACGTTTCATGCATACACCGAACTTGCTTCACGTACTAAAAAAGGCGTTTACTTAGACTGGAATCCTACAAATCCCTTCTGGTTTCATGATGAGCTTATCAATGATTCTGACGTAGACTTTCTCATAATTAACTATCTCGATAACGAAGCGTGCCCAGAATCGGCTCTTAACTTTATACTCAAAGCAAAAGACAAAGCGCAGAAAGGTTCTTCTTTCTGGAGTAATTGGTATCGCGTCTACGGCATGGGCGAGATCGGATCTCTCGAGGGCGTTATCTTTAATAACTGGGAACAATGCGATCAAATCCCTAAAGAAGCCGAGTTTATCGCTTACGGCTTAGACTGGGGCTTCACAAATGATCCCACAGCGCTAATAGAGGCTTATAGGCACGATGGAAAGATTTACGTGAATGAATTACTATATCAGACTAAACTGACGAATAGCGAGATCGTAGGGCGCTTAAAACAATATGAAGTAAATACAGATCATTGTATCGTTGCAGATAGCGCAGAGCCGAAGTCGATAAAGGATATCTCAAACGCAGGCTTTTATATTGAAGCAGCTCGTAAAGGACCAGACTCCGTTAAAGCGTCTATTGATCGTTTACAACAATACGATCTTAGGATAACGAAAACAAGCTTGAACTTGATCAAAGAGCTTCGCCAGTATCGATGGGCGAAGGATCGAGAAGGTAGATCATTGAACGCGCCAGAGGATATTATGAATCACGCCATCGATGCGCTTAGATATATAGGTCTTAATAAGCTGAGCCAATTCGAAAACTCTGGAAATTACTCTTTCGCTGAGGATGATTGATAGAAACAAATCTACGTTTTTTGCCACTTACACTATATGACATTGTCGCAGTATCAAAGAATAGCAGCTTTTTGGAGCGCCGAAAACGATGAAGTTACACAAGTAGCTCTTATTATTTGCGATATGTACGCCATGACTTATGACGAAGTAAACACGATGGATCCTAAAAAATTCATAAGACTATCAAAGCAAGTTGAAAAGTCATTCTACAAATTAGACAAAAAGCCTTTTTTTATGCGTATGAAGTTTACGAATGATGCGACAAAGATAAACCTGGGGCAATTTATCGAAGTTCAACACTTTATGAAGCAAGGCGAGATCGACGCGATGCACTTAATATGTGCAACTATTTGGAGAGATGAACGACATCACGAATTAAAAGCATCGATTTTATTAGATACAAACGTGAGATACGTACTTAAAGACTTTACTACTTTTCTACTCTCATTCTCTGAGTTACTTAAATCGTATAAAGGACTTTTCGAAGTTGAGCAAAGCGAAGAAGAAGAAGATGCGATAGTAGAAAAACCTCATTCTTTTATCGATCAGTACGGCTGGATCTACTCAGCTAAACAAATCGCAGAACACGAAGGTATATCACTTGATCAAGCTTTTGATCTGCCTATTTTACAAGCGTTTAATACTCTCGCTTATTTAAAGTCGTTTCAATCGTATCAAAAATATATCAATAAGTAATGCCAAAGTCTATTGTACATAAGATTTTAGAGGATACAGATATCGAGTTATCGAGCGAATCGAGAGCTGACTATACGCCCGTTAAGTTTACTGACACAGAGAATACTTTACTTCAACTTGCAGGCACTTACATTGAGCTTATCAATGAAGAGATTGAGAGAAAGGACGTAGCAAGCTCAGGCTTTATGCAAGATAATATAAAGCCTACTGATTTAGAAAAAAGTGAATCTACTTTAAGCGTAGGAATTAACGCGCCTTTATACGCATCGTATGTTGACGAAGGTGTTAACGGATGGGCAGTAGATCGAGGTTCTCGTTTTAAATTTCGCACTAAGGGAGTTAATCCAAAGGGCGATATGGTTAAGTCATTAAAGGAATATATAAATAGAGAAGGTCTAAGCGCACGAAATGTAAAGGTAGCCGTAACAAGTAGAGAAGCAAAAGGAAAAACCATGCGCGATGCTTCAACAAAAGCGGCGGTACAAATGGCATACATGATCAAACGTCATGGAATAAGACCTCGCCATTTTTGGAGCGATGCTACACAAACCTTTTTACCTATTGCAGAGAAAGAGCTTGGAACATCAGTAAAAATAGATATTATAAATAATTTAGTACCATGATATTTGAATCAACACCGCCCGTATATTCAAGCGTAAACGATCCTCTCGTTTACGTAGCATACGATGCGAACGCCGCAAACCCTACAACATACCCAAATTACAAATACGTAGGCGAAGTATGGATCAACGGCGTACAAGTATTTACTGGCAAGTACTTTCCTAATCCTACAACTAATAGAGGTATAATGGATTTTAGTAACATCGTACGCGAGTACGTAGTTGCTCAGTTGCAACCCACAGGCGCCGGCATACTTGCTCAAGAACTCGGCGAAGGATCATGGTCTTTGAGCGTAGTAATAAAAATGAGAGAAGAGTACTCAGGTACTGTAGGTGCAATAATCTTAACAGATTCAACACGTACTTTCTTCAATCACTACAACGGGCGTATCAATGACTTTACGATATTAGGCAATTACGATGACGTTCCTACAACAGATCGACCGACTACGATAGATATGACTTTTGCAAACGCTAATTATTTTATCCCTTATTTTAGTGAAACGACTACGCCTTTTAACGTAGTTATCACAGGAGGTACTTCAACGAGAACGAAGACGATAACACCGACTGCGGCGAATACATTACAGATACTTAATATCTCGCCTCTCGCTATAAATGTAGACTACGCAGGTAACTTCACATCGTCTACGACATCGTACACCGTAGCGTTTGGAGGAGTAACTTATACAATCAATCTCTTATGCGCTGGTCTATATCGTAACTACACAGCTCACTTTATGAATAAGTTCGGAGGTTACGAGTCGATGCTATTCAATAAGGTTTCAAGGCGATTCTTTGATATCGAGCGTAAATCTTATAATCAATTAGGATATCGAGTTAATGCGTCTGGAGTAGTCTCTGTTAAGTCTGGATCTACTATGTATCAACAAAAGACTGAGTTCGCAGGTAAGTTCAAAGAACGTCTCCGAATGAATAGCGACTGGCTCTCTGATCTTGAGTATCAATGGCTCGCGCAACTCGTTACATCGCCTCAAGTATTAATTGAAGACTCAGGAACTCTCTATCCTGTCGTTATCACGTCTACTAACTATGAATTTAAAGAGCATATCGTCGATGGGTTAATTAACTTAGCAATAGATGTCGAGTTCAATACGTCATATAAAACTCAATTTCAATGATAGAAGTTTATATCGAGAATCAAAAAATAGATATTAACGAATCGTTTAGCACGATCTTAACACTCGCTATCGATGACATTAAGGATTTCGGAGCAAAGAATACGACATATTCAAAGACTATGTTATTTCCTGGCACGAAAAACAATAATCTTATTTTTGGTAATATATTCAATATAAACGCTTCAAACGATTATAACCCAGCTATCGATAATATAGGCGCAAACTTCAATGCAGCAATCGCAGCGAGTGCGATAATCTTCGCAGATAATATGCAAGTCTTTAAAGGCATATTTCGTATTCTCGAAGTAATCGTCGACGATGGTTTCATCGAGTATGAATGCGCAGTCTTTGGTGAGCTTGGCGGTTTTATTACTGATTTAGGTACTAAGAAACTCGAAGACTTAGACATGGGTATCGCAAATATTCTTTGGAATAATACAAACATTACTACAAGTTGGGATACGATTGCTGGAAGTGGAGTATTATTTCCGCTTATTGATTACGGCGTCGCTTCGACGAATAAAGTAGACTTTGACTTTAAAACGTTTAGGCCTGCTTTATTCGTCAAGCAATACTTAACGAAGATAATAGAGGCATCGAGTTATACCTGGGATTTTCCTTTACTTAGTACGCCTCTTTTTGATAGATTAATTGTACCAAATAATCAAACGGATATTTATAATAATTCATCGACTACTGCTTTCGATGCCGATGCTACTGCTGCGACGTATAATAACATACAGTTTGTTAGATACACCATTACAACGCTCGGATCATTTACTTCGAACTTTAATAACGATACATTCACGTATTTTCCAGCTACACCTTTAACGACGGATATAACTTGTGCTTTTGCTGGTCAAATAAATAGCGCCACAAGTATTCCATCGAATGCAACATTTTACTTGAAAAAAAATAGTACAATATTATCACAACAGAGTGTTTATATTCCATCAGTACCAAGACCTTTTGGAATTACGTTATCTATAAGTAATATCACATTCAATACCGGTGATACATTAAAGCTTGAAATGACGAGCAATATAATACAGATACAACAATATGGGGGTGCGTTAACATTATCGACAACCTCTCCTGTTCAAATACCAATAAGCTACGGCGATGCAATTATTATAAATGATACAATACCTAAGGGTATATTTCAAAAGGATTTCTTTTCTTCGATTTGTAAGATGTTTAATCTATACGTTTTCGAGGATTACGAAACAGAAAAGAAGTTAAAGATTAGACCTTTCGTTACGTATTACGAAGACGCTACTGCGATCGATTGGTCTTTGAAGGTCGATCGTTCTAAGCCTATGCGGATAAAACCAATGTCTGAAATCAATTCAAGATACTATCAATTCAAATTTAAGCAAGACAATGACTACTATTCTGAAAATTATAGAAAGAAAAACAATGAAGGATTTGGCGATTATTTATATGATACTGAATATAATTTTGTAAAAGATACTGAAACAGTCGACGTAATATTTGCGAGTTCTCCATTATATAAACTCGTAGGAACTGATAAAATTTATTCATCGATTTATAAGTTATCAAATGCAAATAGCACTGAGGATAAAATGGAGTCAGTAATTAGGATAATGCAAGCTAAAAAGATTACTGGTATTTCATCATGGAATTTAAAAAATGGGGGTACCGTTCTTTCAGCTTTGACAAGTTACGGATATGCAGGGCATCTTGATGATCCGATAAATCCAACTAATGATATATGTTTTGGAGTACCAAAAGAGATATATTTCAACGTAACAACATACCCGTTTACAAATCTTTTTAATTCTTACTGGAGTAGTTACATGGCAGAGATCACAGATAAAGATTCTCGCTTACTTAGTTGCACGATGAAGCTTTCAAATAAAGACGTTTATCAATTAGATTTTTCAAAGTTAATCTGGATTGATGGCGTACTATATCGACTCAATAAGATCGAAGATTTTAACGCTTCCAATGAAGATACTTGCAAGGTTGAACTATTAAAAATTATTAATCGAATATACTAATGGCTGATATTAATATAAAAGCGAAGATTACCGTCGATAGTGATGGTGCCAATAAAGAGATAAAAGGCACACAGAAAGGTGTTGAAAATACAGGTAAAGCAATTGATAAAACTGCGGAGTCTGCAAAAAAAGGTGGTGGCGCATTTAGCTCTCTCGGCACCGCTCTCAAAGGACTTGGAATATTATCAGTAGTCGAAGGTGCATTCGGATTATTTAAAGAAACATTAGGTAAGAATCAAAAGGTGGCTGACTTAATGTCAACGTCGATGAATTTCTTGACGAAGGTATTTAATGACTTAATTAATTTTTTAAGTAAAAATATCGGCTCTGTAGTTGAATGGTTTAAAAGCATATTTGAAAACCCAGTCGAATCACTCAAAGAGTTTGGCAACGCTATACAGGATAATTTGATTGAGAGATTTAATTCGTTCTTAGAGACAATAGGCTATTTAGGTACTGCGTTAAAGAAACTATTCACAGGAGACTTTAAAGGTGCTATCGACTCAGTAAAAGAAGCAGGCAAAGAAATGCTTGACGTAGTTACTGGCGTCGACAATACTGCAGGTATAATCGTAAAAGCTACAACTGCGATCGTCAACTATGCGACAGCTACTTGGACTGCAGCGGAAGCACAAACGGCGATGCAAAACACAGCAAAGCTATCGGCAGCGCAACTACAAGGACTTGTCGAGGAGTATGACAGGTTAGCAGAGAAACAACGTCAAATAAGAGATGACGAATCTCAATCTATTGAAGTAAGAATCGCAGCAAATAATAAATTAGGCGATATATTAAAGGATCAACAAAGAGCAATGCTTGAACTTGCGAATCAAAAAATAGCAAGTGCTCAGAACGATTTAAATCTTAACAAGGGTAATATCGATTTGCAAGTTGCACTTACACAAGCTCTCAATGAGCGTAAAGGTGTACTCGCACAAATAACTGGATTAGAATCAGAGCAAAAAGTTAACGCTATCGGCTTAGCAAAAGAGCAGCTCGAAATGGCTAAGTCGATCGTAGAGTCAGATAATAAAATTGCATTAGATAAAAAGAAGGCAGTCGCAGAGTTACGTACAAACGAGTTCGATAAGCTTAAACTACTCAAAGAGATCAGAGATCAAGAACGGAAGATCGAACTTGAAAGGCTACAAGAAAATATAAATAATACTAAAGTAGGCACTCAAGCTCGTATCGATGCTCAGATTGCTTACAATGAAAAGAAAGCGGAGCTTGATATTGCAGATATGCAATATATAAAACAAGTAGCTGATTTGAATAAGCAGTCTCTTATTGATGAGCAAGCAATTAACGATGCGAAGCTTGCATCTCAAATGCAGCTCGCAAATTCAGTAGGTCAAATCTTCGGGCAGTTAAGTGGTATGTTTGCTCAAGGCACAGCAGCGAGTAAGGCTGCAGCTATTGCTGAAATCGCAATAGGAACAGGTACTGGATTTATTCAAGCCTTAGATATTGCACAAAAAAGCTCAAGGGCTACTGGCCCAGGCGCTGCGTTTGCATTTCCTATCTTTTACGCTACTCAGATAGCAGCAGTTTTAGGAGCAGCAAGTAAGGCAAAAAATATACTTACACAAGTTAAAGGCGGTGGAGGTTCTGGCCCTTCTGCATCTGCGCCTGGAGTATCAACTAATTCGCCAATCTCACCGATGGCGTTTAGTACTCAATTAAACTCTGCATCTATTCAAGGTATAGGCAACGCCGCTGCAGGTGGTATAAATAGAGCATACGTTCTTGAGAGTGATATAAATAATAGTGACGAAAGACAGCAGAGATTACAAAGAGCAGCAAGATTAGGATAAAATAATTAAAATAAATAAAATGAAAAAATTACCAGTTTACGAAATGCTTATCGATGAAAATGTAGATAGTGATATGCAGGTCGATTTCATCGCACTTGTCGATAAGCCTGCCATTAAAAAAGACTTTCTTAAATTTAGCGAAGACTTTATCGAGCCTTCAAAGGGTGAGCATCAAAGCGAGTTTTTGCCTCGATGTATTTCATACGTCGTAAACGAAGATAAAAGCAATGAGCAAGCAGTTGCGATTTGTACTTCGTTATGGGAGCAGCATTTCGCAGATGATTTATCGCACTATACAAAAAATGGTATATTATATAAAGGACCAATGCATAAAGACGTAGATGGTAGATTAATGACTGGCGCAACACATACTGAGAATAGTGTTTACTTATATCATATAGAAGAACTCACAAAATTATATAGTCAAGCGTTTGCGATTCAAGACGAAGAGAAGCGAATCATATCCGGCCCTCTTATGATCGCGAATCAAAGAATTTATAGAACAGATCCAGATATGGGAGAGTATGAAGTATATTTCTCAGCAGATACGATAAAGAAGATAGCCATTAAATTGGCTAAGAAAGGATTTCAAAATAACGTTAATTTAATGCATAGAGCAGATATGCAAATTCCTGGCGTTACTTTATTTGAAATATTTCAAAGTGATCGAAGCAGAGGTATAATGCCTATGAAAGGCTTTGAAGACTTAGCAGATGGCACTCTCTTTGGTTCTATGTTTGTCGAAAACGATGTCGCTTGGCAGATGGTTAAAGACGGACTAATCAAAGGTTTTTCAGTAGAAGGCAACTTCGGTATGAAGAAAAAAGATAAATATGATGAAACTTTTGAAAAAATAGTTAAGATTTTAAATGAAACAAACGATTAAAATTTGCCACTTAATTCAAAATACTGATATTATGTCAACAAAAGACGCAATCGAAAAGATAAAAACAATGTTATTCGGAGAAGAAATGCAACCTGTTGCAGCTGCTCCAGCTCCTGTTGAAGCTCAAAAGTTCGAAGACTACAAGCTTAAATCTGGCGCAGTAGTATCAATAGATAAGCTCGAAGTAGGTGGATCAGTTACGCTTGATGGCGCACCTGCTCCTGACGGAGAGCATGAGTTTGAGAATGGTAAAGTAATCGTAGTAAGCGGTGGTTTAATCACAGAAGTTAAAGAGCCCGCAATGGCTGCGCCTTCTGTTGAAATCGAAGTTGAAGCAATGAAAAAACTACCAGGAATGTTTAGCGACATGGAAAACGGAGTTAATTCTTTGAAAGCATTAGTAGAAAAGCAAGCTAAGACAATCGAAAATCAGCAAGAATCTTTGAAGCAAATGTTTTCTTTAGTTGAAAAGATCGCAAACAATAGTATTGAAGCACCGAAAGAGCAGTCTAAAATATTTGAAGATATGACTCCTCTCGAAAAGTTTCGCGCACAAAAAGGATAATTTATGGCATTAAAAATAAAAGATGGTGTCGAGATATGGGCGTACGGCCCACAATCAAATCCATTCACAAACGAATCAAAATTAAGTCAAGATCAACTCGAGCATCTTAAATCAAGATTTCCAGAGGACATCGAAGACGATAAAGAAGCTAAAATTTCAAAATCTAAAAACAAATAAACAATGGCAATTTCTGCAACAATCGTGGACATCAGAGGCAAAGCCTATGAGCCAATTCTCGAAGAGCTTCTGTTTGAAAACAAAACAGTTGCTGACAATCTTGTATCATTCGAAACAGATGTTAAGAATGAAACTATCATCACTGAGTCAAACTCAGTAGTTACTATTCAAGCATTCGCATCTGGTGCTCCAACTTCACAAGGTACTCTCGGATTTGTTGATACAGCAATTACTCCTACAAAAGTAATGTTTTATCAAGAGTTCGATCCAAACGCTTTAAGACCTTCACGTTTCAAAAGATCTATGAAGCCTGGCGCTTGGGAAATTATGTCAAGCGAATTCGAAAGAACCGTTATGGCCGCTTATGGTAAAGAAGTTTCTTTGGATGCCGAGTCAAAATGGTGGAGCGGTATTACTGCTGCTACTAAAACAGCAATTGCTGCTTTGAGTCCAGGCACATTAAATACACAAGTTGGTGCTGCAGAACAAACTTGGGCAGCTGCTCAAACTGCTACTCTATTTGATGGCGTAGTTGCTAAGATGATCTACAACGGAGGCGCTCTTGGTCTACGTGTTAAAGTTGCTGGCACAACAATTACAAGCGCATTAGTCGCTCAAGAATATGGTAAAGTTTACGCTGCAATTCCAGCAGTTGTTTTGGCTCAAAGCGAAAAGCCTTTCCTTTACGCTCCTTATAGTCATAAGCAATTTATCAACATATTCAATGTAAGTGCAACTTACAGGGATTTGTTTAGCGTAGATATCAAAGCTGATAAATACTTCTACAACGGAATCGAAATCAAATTCGTACCATTGCCTGAGAATTGTATCATAGCTGCTCTCCCTTCAAATTTGATCTGGTGTACTGACTTAGTTGCTGATATCAATAAAATGGAAATTAACAAAATAGCTAACAATAGAGAGGATATGTTCGTAAAGCATATTTTCACTATCGCAGCACACGTAGCACGTCAAGCCAATAACGTTCTTTATCTCGGATAAATAACATAGGAGGGTGAAATATCCCTCCTTAACTTTTAAAATATACAATTATGCCTTGTGCACTAACAACTGGTTACAACTTAGACTGTAGGCTCAATTATGGAGGCGTCAAAGAAATATATGTCATTGAATACGAAAACGTAAGTACTATCACTGAAACTCTCGGAGTAATTTCTGTGATTACAAAAGTAGCTTTAAAGACATTCAAGAAATATAATTTGATTGCGCATACAGCAGAAGCCGACGAAGCTTTTGCAGGAAGTCGCGAAATGGGTACATTAAGTAATAAACAAACCATTAAATTCCCTATTAACAAAATGACTACCGCTGTAAGAAACGAGCTTTTCTTACTTGCACAAAATAGGTTGATCTTTGTTTATGTAGATGAGAATGGTACTGGTTGGATGTACGGTCGTGATTATGGTTTGACTTTAACAACCTCAGCGAATAAGACTGGAAAGGTTCTCGCTGATCGTAATGGCTATGAATTGACTTTCGAAGGTGATGAAAAGAACCTTGCTTATGAAGTTAACTCAACAGCTCTCGGTACATTATTGACGTAGTCTTTTTGATGTGGGTTATATAAATATAGGGCGGCCTTTATAGGCTGCCTTTTTTTATTGAAACAAAACCGACTTTTTTGCCACTATACTTGATGCTCGTATATACTAAAGGTCAGCAAACAGATACACTCGTTACGCTTAACGAATCGACTACGATCGTTAATGCTTACTATCTTTTTATTTTTACGAACGTATCAACTAAGGTTGAGTATAAAACGATCGTTAATAGTACGTCAGATACGAGTTTATATCCTACGAGAATAAACATATATAGTTTTAATACGATAACTTTATTCGCTACAGCTCAAGCTGGGCAGTTTAGTTATGAAATATATGAGCAAGAATCTTCGGTTAACTTAAACCCTTCTGGGTTATCGTTAGTCGAATGCGGTAAGATGCTTCTCAACCCAGCAACAAATTTAATACAGCAAGGATATGAGCCTACGACGACATACAAAGGATACGCCGGTTAATTTTGAGGGTGATTTGATTGAAGTAAAGTCTCAAGACTTTGCAGATAGTCGTATCCCTTTAATGCAAGAAAAGAGAGGATATTCATATATCCCTTTCGGGGATCGTAACGATTACCCTACTTACTTACTATGGCTATATAATAAGTCTGCGAAGCATAACGCAATTATTAATGGTAAGTGCGTTTATATTATGGGTAACGGCATTAAATCTGTCGAGCCACTCGGCGAAGTATTTCTTAAGAAAGCAAACGAATCTCAGTCATGGGATCAACTCATGAAGCTTGCTTGCTTGGACATTGAGAACTTCGGAGGCGTTTACTTTCAAGTAATCCCTAAACTCGCAGGAGGTTATAACTACTATCATATCGCATACGAAAAGATGCGCACAAATGAGACAAATAGCGAGTTTTATTATAAGAAAGAATGGAATAACAACTTATTAAAGCCTGAGACTTGTTATCCTAAATTTAGACCTGGGATTGCTGAGACTTCAATATTTTATTACAAAGAGTACAGGTGCGGTAAAGCTCCGTACGCACTACCTTCTTGGGTAGCTGCTTGCAACTGGGTTGAGTCTGATATCGAGGTTTCGCGTCATACTTTGACGAACGCAAAGACTGGCTTTAGTGCTTCGAAGTTCATAAACTTCTACAACGGAGAACCCGAAGAGCAAAAAAAAGCAAAGATACAAGCTCGTTTAGAGAACGCAGCGACAGGAGCAGAAGGAAAGAAGCTATTGATAGGATTCAACAATGATCCTGCAAAGAAGCCTACTATCGATGATCTCGGCGCATCTGATTTGACGAAAGAAGATTTTAGTCAAGTAGATAACTTAATCACAAACAATATCTTTTCTGGCCATAACATTACTCACCCTCTTTTATTTGGAATACAGCAAGAAGGTAAGCTCGGTAATGCGAGCGAGCTTAAAACGGCTTATGAGATCTTTAAGAATACGTACGTAACGCATAAGCAAAAGCAGATTGAAGAGATCGTTTCTTACTTCTCAAACGTTGCAGGCGTAGAAGCAGAGTACAAGATTAAAGACGTCGAGCCTGTAGGCATTGATTTAGATCCTGTTCAATTTAAGGAAATGATACCTAAAGAGTGGATCCTTGAAAAGTTAGGCATCGATGTAACTAAGTATGGTATATTACCCGAAGCTCAAGTAAACGCTCAAGCTCTTGGCAATGATAAGCTCGTACAATTATCTGGGCGTCAACAGCAAAACTTAATGCGTATAGTTAGATTGTTTAGCCAGGGAAAGTTAACGAAGGCGCAAAGTGCAATACAGTTGCAAGCGTATGGTTTCACAGATGATCAAATAAATCAATACTTAGGCTTAGACGATAACCCTCAGACTCAAGACGTCGCGTTTAGTGATATGGATGACGATTTTGTGGCAGATTTATTTTTAGAGTGCGGTGAAGATCGCGCAAATTACACGATTATAAAATCAGAGGTTTATATAGGCGATGACGAAGATATGCGCGAAACATTCGCAGCAGTGGGTGAGTACACAGAGCGAGAGGCGAAGATTTTAGAGTTGATAAAGAAAGAGCCTGACTTGACGAATGAAAAAATAGCTGAGGCGCTTAATATAGATTTATTGATTGTAAATGATATTATTGAGTCGCTTAAAAACTCTGGCTTAATTGCGTTAGTTGTAGAAGGTGGTAAAACAATACGTAAGATCACAGAGAGGCTCCCTAAACAGACTTTGCCTGAGATTAAGGTATTATACTCATACGAGAAGAGAAGCGACGTAGGCGGCCCAGAATTGCTTCCGACGTCACGTCCTTTTTGTAGACGTATGGTGGCTATTTCAAAGACAAGGTTATTCACTCGTCAAGACATTCAAAACTTATCTCAGCGTTTAGGTTACTCTGTTTTCACAAGGGCTGGTGGGTTTTGGAATAACAACGGAGTTATCGAGTTTCATTGTCGCCATGCTTGGATTAAAAATGTAGTTTTAAAAAATAAATAGATGCCAACAGTTACGTATATAGTTCTCCCTTCTGTCATAAAAGAGCGTATGTCCTTACATGATAACGTAGACGATAAGCTTATCTATCCAGAAATAAAAGCTGTGCAAGATCTTTATATCATGCCTTTACTTGGTTCTACGTTGTATAATAAAATACTTACTGATATCGCCGCTAATACTTTAAGTGGCGATTATAAAGACCTTATGGATAACTATCTTATAATGGCGATATGCAACTACGTAATGAGTGAACTGCCTGAAGGACTTAATTATCAATTTTGGAATAAAGGCGTATCTCAAAAGACTGTAGACAATGCAACGCAGCCATCAATGAGCGAGATGTATTCTATTGTAGCGAAGTATAAATCACGCGCAGAGCATTATGTAAATAGAGCAAGGATGTATTTGATTGAATACGGAAACGAGAAGTTCCCCGAGTATGTTACTTTTGTGGCTGGTGTAGACACAGTTTATCCTGATCGCACATCGTACACAATACCTATCTACTTAGGGAATGAGAGTGAAGTACCGCCAGACGATTATTCTTTGAACAAAAGACCACCGGCAGGTTATAATTCAAACGATCCATTTTATATATGAGCAAAAATATAAGTAAAAAGAATCTGTTAAAGCTTAGATTATTTTTAGCATCGCAAGAAAAAACTAATGACGTTAAAGCAAATAATACAAAGGTTAGAGGAACTGGCGCTAAGCCATCGTCAAATTAATCATTTCTTCATTGGTTCACCCGATGAATTCTTGGATAATGCCGATGTCGTTTACCCAGCTCTGTTTTGCGAATTAAAGCAAGACGGGAATGTTTCTTTAAACGATCGCGTAGCAAACTTTAACTTTACGTTCTACTTCTTTGATTTAATGGATACGGCGAATAAGTCGCTACAAAACGTATGGGAAGTTACAAGTGATATGTCTTCTATTGCTCAAGACTATCTCGCTTTACTTTATGATGTTGACTATAAGGATTGGGAAATAGGCGATGAATACGATATCAATATAGTAGATTATCAACTACAAGATCTTGCTTGTGGCGTTTCAATCGATGTAATGATAGGTACTCGCTTTGACGCAAATAGATGTCAAGTGCCGAGTACGTATAACTTTCAAGATTACGCATCAAGTACGTTAACGCTCAAGCAAACGATTACAAGAATTGAAGCATTAGCGAATGCGCATAAACAAATCAACCATGTTTTTTTAGGCTCATTTGATGAGTTCTTAGATGGCGAAGATGTTCTTTATCCTGCGATGTTTGGCGAGCTTAATCAATCATCAAAAATAAGTTTAACGAATAGACTCGCAACGTATAGCTTTACATTTTACTTTTTTGATCTTCTTGATATAGCAGATCGAAGCTTGCAGAATGAGTTCGAGGTAAAAAGTGATATGGCATCTGTTGCGATGGATTTCTTAGCGATGCTTAACTACTTCGGCTTTCAATACAGTTGGGAAATAGGCACAGAGTATCCTATGCAAATCAAAGATTATCAGTTACAAGATCTAACTGCAGGCGTATCTGTTCGCGTAGATATATCGACGAAGTTTGATGCAAATAAATGTCAGGTGCCTATCGATGAAGGTAACTTCTTATTGTGGGATGACGGACAGTATTTCTTAATTAATAACAATGACAAATTAATATATGCCCAATAAAAAAATAAATCAATTAGCCACTCGTGTACTATCTGCAACTGATTTATTATTAATCGGCGATCCTACGACAGGCACTTCTTATAAGGGATTAGTAAGTGATATAGGTTTAGTATACATACCATATACAGGCGCTACAAGTAATGTGAATTTAGGTGAATATCAACTTCTTACAGGGCAAGTAACGTTTGATCAATCACCAACGGGAACTGCTGGAGTAGGAGTTCTTAGATGGAATAATAGTGATGGCACATTAGACTTAGGTTTATTAGGTGGCAATGTAACGCTTCAAATCGGTCAAGAACAAGTTCTAAGGGTTGTTAACAAGACTGGTGCTGATTTGCTTGAAGCACAATATAAAGCAGTTAGAATTAGATTAGTTAGTGAGGGTGGGGCACAAGGTCAAAGATTAGCGGTAGTTCTTGCACAAGGTAATAACGACCCCGATAGCACAACCACAATAGGAATAGTTACTGAAACAATAACAAATAATCAAGAAGGTTTTATAACTACAAGTGGTGAGGTAAGGGGAATAAATACAACGGGTTCGCTTCAAGGTGAAACTTGGGCTGATGGTGATATTTTATATTTATCACCAACTATCGCAGGTGCTATCACAAAGGTTAAACCTACTGCACCAAACCATTCTTTAACACTTGGTTATGTAGTATATGCTCATATTAACAATGGTAAAATATTCGTTAAAGTTGACAATGGTTATGAGATAGGCGAATTACACGATGTCTACGTTCCTACTCCTTCAAACAATGATGGAATATTTTGGAATACTTCAAACCTTCGTTATCAGAATAATAGCATTAGTGGGATATTAGGTTATACACCACAGCAAGCCTTAACCCTTACTACGACTGGAACAAGTGGAGCAGCTACTTTGATTGGCTCTACTCTTAATATCCCTCAATACACTGGTGGCGGTGGTGGAGGTACTACTTATTCTGTTTCAACAAAAACAAGTACTTATACTGAAACAGCTACAAGTGGAGAAATAATATTACTTGCAAATTCTACAACGGCTACCTTTACAATCAATCTACCAACGGCAATAGGAAATACATTAAAGCTTACTATCAAAAAAATAGCTTCTGTAAATCAAGTAGTGATTGACGGCAATGGATCACAAACTATTGATGGTGGTTTAACAGCTACTTTAAATAAATTATACGAATCAATCACATTAATTTCTGACAATTCAAACTGGCAAATAATATAATATGGCATACAATCCTTCTAATCCAAATGGTTCAACAACAAGTGCAAACTCTGCACCCGTAGTTATTGCTACTGATCAAGTAGCAATACCTATCACAGATAATGGCGGTAGCGTAACAGTAGACGGCACTGTTGGTGTAAGTGGGACTGTTACAGTAAGTGGCACTATTACGGCTAACGTAGGAACGGGAACGCAACCCGTTAGTGGTACGGTTGAGATAGGTGCAACATCACTTTCTGCTCTCGAAAGTATTACCGTACAAAATGGTGCTGGTGCATCTGCCGTAAACATTCAAGACGGTGGCAACTCAATTACTATTGATGGTAGCGTTTCTGTTTCTAACTTCCCTGCAACGCAACCAGTGAGTGGTACGGTAACCGCGAATGCTGGAACTGGAACGATGAATGTATCGGTACAAAATGCTTCAATACCCGTAACTGATAATGGCGGTTCCTTAACAATTGATGGTACCGTAACAGCAAATGCTGGCACAGGAACATTCGCTACATCTGATGCTAATGCAGTTTCTCAGTCTACTGCCACTGCTGCTCAAAAAGGTTATCTAAGTCTCGCTGGTGCAACTGCAACGCTTCCAACATATACGGCTGGAAATACGAACGCGATGACTATGACAACAACTGGTTTGCTTCGTGTTGATGGCTCAAACGTTACTCAACCTATTAGTGGTACGGTGACCGCAAATGCTGGTACTGGCACAATGAACGTAAGTGTTCAAAATGCATCTATACCCGTAACAGGGACTTTCTTTCAAGCAACACAACCCGTTAGTGGAACGGTTACTGCGGATACTGAACTTCCTGCTGCGGTTGCACTTGGTGATTCAACTGCAAACCCAACTGCACCTCATGTAGGTTCTTGCATAGAAGGTTTTAATGGTACTACATGGGATAGGGTTAGAACTATTGATGCATTGACTGGAACTGGTGCAAATAGTGGTACATTAGGGGTACTTGCAGTTGGTACTGGACCGGGATTTTCTCATAGATATAATCCAGCTAACTTAGGTACTGCCGTTAACTCCGTTTCTGCTATTGAAGTAGAAGGTGGAAACACAATGTCATTTGGTATAGGAACAACAACAACGGGTACATTTATTTTTGAAGGTACTACAGATGCAACTAACTGGCTTTCAGTTGAAGTGTTTGATGCTGGATTGGATATGTGGGTTAGTGGACAAAACATAACACCTACTCTTGGTAAAGTTTATCATTTATCAGTTGGTGGGTATAGACAAATAAGAATCAGAACAACGGCTATACTTGGCGCAACAGTTGCACATACTTGTAACGTATCTGCTTCTCAACAATTACTTGCTGGTATCGATACGGGTGCTGCTCCCCATAACTTTGGATATTTGATAGTACATAGAGATGGTGAATACACTACTACTCAAACTGGCGCTGCACTATGGACGCCAACAACTGGAAAAAAGTTTGCGGTGAGTGATATCTCGATTACTACGGGAGGTACAACTGCTGGTATAGTTACTGTATGGCAAGGCGCATCTGGTGATACTACATATACCGTAGGTGCTGATCCTACATTATTTAGAGGTGAATTTGCCCCGTCTGCGAACTCAAAGCCAGGAGCAATAAAATCGTTTAATATTCCTTATCTTTCCACAACGATAGATCATGTTTTGAGAGTAACAACATCAGCTGCGATGACTGTATATATTCAAGTTAACGGATACGAAATTTAACAACTATGATAACAAAAGAAATATACTTAGTAGAGAAGGTTAATAATGAAGATGGTTCTGTTAGCATGATTGCTGAATTATGTGTGTATAAAGATGGAATATTTAATCACCACGATTCAAGAAGTCCGTTTACGTTTTCAGATACAATGACTGACCAAGAAATAATAGACTCATTAATTGCTAACGAATACGCAAAATATTATTAATGGCAACATTCTTTGGCTCATTCGCCGTTCCTGTTGATGGAGCTTCCGCTGTAAACGCAACAACTACTATTACATTAACTCCACCAGATTCAATGCTTGATGGAGATTTAGTTGTGGTGTACACACAACAAAGGGGTGCAGTTACTTGGACTAATAGCGTTACAGGTGGTCAGTCTTGGAATAACGTAGGAAATAATACTGCAACTGCCAACGTATCAATGAATACTTTTTGGGCGAGGTTTAATGGCACTTGGGCGGCGAATCCAGTTTTTGATAATACTGGTGGTACTTGTACAAGTGCTATTATGATAGTATTCAGACCAGCGACATCTACGAATGATTGGTTTACGGAGCAGATAGCAACAACGGCGGCGGCTGCTGCTGCAACAATAACGGTTACGGGTATTACACCAGCAAATGGTGATAACGTAACCATTGCATCTTGGATGACTGCTGACGATAACACATGGGGAACATTAACGGGAACGAACTGGGTTAAAACAAGTTTGTCTGCGCAGTATAGAAACACTTCGGGTACTGACCAGTCAATGACATTTGCATATCAGCTACAAACAACTGCTGCTGCTACAAATAACGTAGCACAAACGCAGTTAACTTTGGGTAACGATGCAACTACTTGGAGAAGGATAACTTTTTATGAAGCTGCCCCCGGACTTGGTGGTTTTGACCCAATGGGAATGATGGGATTTTTTGGACTTTAAAATAATTGTATGCCAGATACTTCGCCGATTATATTACCGATAACTCAAGCTACTGGTGGTGCAACTACTGGAATAGTTACATCACTTACTACGACTGGAACAAGCGGAGCAAGTACTTTAATTAGTGGAATTTTAAATATACCTATTTATGCTGGAGGAGGTGGTGGAGGGACAGTTACATCCGTAGCGTTATCTGTACCAATAGGGTTGAGTGTTAGCGGTTCACCAATAACATCAAGTGGCACATTAGCTTTAACTCTCACAAGTGGGTATTCAATACCTACAACAATTTCCCAAACCAATTGGGATACTGCATATACAAATAGAATAACAAGTTTAACAACAACTGGAACAAGTGGTGCAGCTACATTAATTGGGAATGTTTTAAATATTCCGCAGTATAGTGGAGGTAGTGGAACGGTAACAAGTGTTGCTGCCCTTACAATAGGCACAACAGGAACAGATGTTACAAGCACCGTAGCCAATAGTACAACAACTCCTGTAATAACATTAAACATTCCCGATGCATCTGCAACGGCAAGAGGCTTAATAACAACTGGAGTACAGACGATAGCTGGAAGTAAAACATTTAATGGTAGTACACTTTTTTCAGCTTTTGGTGCAAGGTTTACAGAAACGGGTGGATTATCTACACCAATTGCTGGTCAAGGTCAACTATATGCTAAGACTGATAAAAAAATATATTACAAAAATAGTGATGGTACTGATTACGATTTAACTACTGGTTCTGGTGGAACAGTAACAAGTGTAGGCTTATCCTCTGCCACAAGTGGAGTTACTATCGGCTCAACACCTATTACAACGAGTGGAACTATTACTCTTGCTATTGCAACGGCAAGTGGCTCACAACAAGGTTTATTATCTTCTACTGATTGGACAACGTTTAATAACAAGCAGAACGCATTAACGAACCCAGTAACTGGAACGGGTACAATAAATTATATTCCTAAGTTTACGGGTGGTAGTACGATTGGTAATAGTGATTTACGTACAGATGCAAATAATAATCTTGGCTTAGGTGTTACACCGAGTGCGTGGTCGGTAGGAAAGGTTATTCAAGTAAATACTGGAGGTGCCTTTTTATATGGAGATGCAAATGCAATATTAGGATTTAACGCTTATTATAGTTCAGCATGGAAATATGTTAATTCAGGTTATGCTACATATTATGAGCAAGGTTCAGGAGAACATAGATGGAATATAGCACCCTCTGGCACCGCAGGCAATCCCATTACCTTCACCCAAGCAATGACGCTTACTGCTAATAACAGGTTATTAATAAACCAAACAGGTGATACAGGAGAACAACTACAAGTAAATGGTACGGGTAGGTTTAGTGATGAGTTATTAATTAAAAAAGGTACTTCGGCAATAGCACTTTCAGAATTTAATAATGGTGCAGTTTTATGGCTTGATGGTTCAAATGGGGATTTTATAGGAGGTGATTATTGGGGATTATATGCTGAATCTGCCACTTCCTTTGGTATCACATATGCAGGCTCTTCAAACATATTAACACTAACATCCACAGGTGCAGCCACGTTTAGTAGTATTGTTTCTGCTTCTTCATATTATTCAAACGGGAAAGAGTTAATCACAAGTGATGGTAGTGCTAACTATATAAAAATACCTGCTGCATTATATTTTCAAAATGCAAGTGCAGCAACTGTTGTTACAATTTCAAATGCTGGTGCAGCCACGTTTAGTAGTAGTGTGACGGCTAAAGGAGATATGTTTATATGGGGTGGAAATGCTGCACAATCAGGTCAAATTACTGCTAATAGTGCTGGAGGTGGTTTATACATTGCAGCATCAGGTACAAATCAAAATATTAGATTAGTGCCAAGTGGTACTGGAATAGTTCAGTCCATTGGGAATTTTGATGTTAGTGGAACGGGTACGTTTAGTAGTAGTGTGACGGCAACAGAATTATTTTTGTCTACATCAAATGGTAATGTTGGTAATATAAATTCTACTAATGCTAATGGTGGTTATTTAACTTGGCAGACAAGTGGAACAACAATA